ATCTTCTACTTTTGGAAATCCATTATCAGAAGCAACCTCAATATCAATGGTTACAATTAAAATATTATCTATATTCCATTTAATATCACCTCGCCAATTGTCAGAAATATACTGAAAATTATAACGAGTCATACCATAAATCAAATTTTGTTGATTTTCATATTGTGAAAGAAATTCTTTTGAATGTTTAATGGATTGCTGTTTAACAGGAGTTAAATATTTTCCATCAAGAGCTTTGTATTGTGTTTTCTTTTTAACTGGAACAAAAAGGGTAGGTTGATATTTATGACGGGCAGTTGTTCGTTCTCCGTTTCTAACTCCACGAACAAGAATACTATTTCCGTAGCTAATTACATTTGTATAAAAATCCATATCACTATATCATTATATAAATACTATACTTTTATTCGTTTAACTGTACATTAGGAAGTATAATTCCAGAACCAAATTTTGAATTCCATGCATTTCTAGCAGCATCTACTGGTGTGGTTATACAAATAACCCAATCCATTTTAACTGTTACATTATCATGTTTTGCAAAGGGGGGCCAAGGGGTGAAACCTAAACCTTGATCTGTGGGCATTAGTTGACAAGGATTAGATATAATAACATCGTTACCTATTACTGTTACATCACCAATTAGTTCCTCGCCGGATTTTAACTTTACCAAGCGAATATCAATCATCTTTCTTTTTACCAATATTATATTTTTGTTCTAATATCCAATCGTTTTTTTCTGTAAATGATAAAACTTTAATTTGACTTAATGGAGCTTTAGGTTCTGCTTTATCAACTAATCCTACAAGACCCCAATCACTTAACAATCCAGCAATCGTATTTCTTCGTTCAATATCATTCTCTGTTAGGCTTGATTTCTTTCCATCTAATATAAAAAGTTCTTTAAAATGGACAATATAATATTTGCTTTTTTTATGGAGTAAATGACAAGACTGCCATAACTTCTTTTCTCTACGAGATGCAACGCCAATTCGTGATAGAGTTTCCCGAACCTTCAAGAAATCATCAGGCTCCTTTAGGGTAACTTCTAACATATCACTTGATGTCCAATTTAATACTTCATCCATTTCCACCTTTATCTAATTTTGTTTCCATATAGGATATATCTTTATCTGTGAGAACATTCAAAACTTCTTTAGCTCTCTGATCACTATATCCAAAATATTCTTTCACCGATTCTAAATTCTTAATTTTCGATGTTTTAAGCCAAGGAGCAAATCGTTTCTTTGACCTAACACTATTTATCAGAAAATGAAACTGAAGTTTACTATCTAAACCATTGTAAATATTCATTTCATTAACTAATAGGATGGTATCTAGGTGGGGATACAGACAACGGTTTGATATGTAAGGGGAATATTTTTTCTCCCATAATTCATCTTCTGAGTCCATCAATGGTTCTTTGGTATGATTGATGGCATTCAGGTATTCTTTCAATTCATACATTATATAGAGTATATTTAACAGTTAATTCTTCATCTTGTGCTATATCTCTTGCAGTAACAAGAGAATAATAAGTAAGTACTGATTCTTCTGGTGATTCTATTTTAATACAATTTGGTTCATCACTATGATTAATAAAACCACCTACTGGTGTGCGAAGATAGCCTCCTTCAAAGCCTGGAGCAGAGACATGACTTACACCCAAATGAATTCCCTTCTTGATGGGAGCTGTTGCGTAAAGTCCATATCCATGTATGGGAGATTCTTTGACTACTACTGAGTCTGGTAATGGTTTATACATAATTATATTTTTAGTTCAAGTATTGAAAAACTGATCTAATGAAGGTTTTACAGGAGTTTCATAATTCAACAATAGAAGTTCCTTCTTTTCATGTTGTTTCTCTCGATAATTCTTTGTTGATACCATACAATAAGTCAAATCCCATTCTATATTTGTCCAATTTGAATATGCATTCTTTAGAGAATCCTTTGAATTGTATGTAATCATAATCATATTCTCAGAAGAATTTACACACGCATGAAACTTTTTATGTTCAAAAGTATAATGCATATCTCCCTTATTACCATAGATAAATGATTCAATATCATATGGTGGGTCTGCAAAAACAAAAGTATCTTCATCATCATCAAACAGTTTACTATAATCATAATTAGTAATTTTCCAGTTTTTCATCAAAACAGAAAACTTGGGCAATCTTGAAATAAGATTATGGTTATACAAATTGATAGAAGCATCCTTACTAAAAGAACCAGAACCCTCGCCAAGACCAGAGAATGAACAACGATTCATGATATAATATTGCCATGCAATATCGAACTCATTTTTTGCATTTTTGAGGCCATCTTTTAAAACATGATAATAATCAAGATGAGCCTGTAGTGGATCTGATTGATTAGTTAGATCATTCTTCACCTCATGAAGTTTCTTTGCAAGATTCTCACCTTCCTTCTGTAAGGTAATCCAGAAACAGTAAAGATTGTAGTACTTATCATTTACCCAAACTGGAATCTTGGGAAATTGTTTAGTAAATGATATACCACAACTTCCTCCTCCAAGAAATGGTTCACGATATTGTTTTATAGATTTTTTTGGTAAGTTATGTTCATCAAATAAGAAAGTAGTCGCTTTCGACTTACCGCCAGGGTATCGTAATGGGGTTTTCAGATCCTTCATTTGAACTTTGCATTGGACATTATCTCCACTAAACAAGCCATTAAATTAATTTCTTGGTCTGCAACAAATGCAGATTTGTACTGATACTCTGCAATATGTAGAATTATTTGAGGTATCGTACTAGAATCTGCTGTTTGATATATTTGATCATATATTTTACGATAAATTTTTTGAGGGTCATTATCCAAATTATTCACTACCCAAGATCGAACACCCCTGAAGTTTTTAGACTTCAAATATTCAATCAACTCCATCATGTTAGCATCACTAATATTTAGCAAAATACCAGAATCGATATTTCCAGAAACAGAATATCGTTGCAGCTCATTCAACACCCTACGGAAATCTGGTAGGTGTTTCATAATCAATTCTGCGACTACTTTTTCTTCATAGGCTATATTATTTTCTGTTAGAATAAGTATACACCTATCCATAAATTCAGATGCAAGTTTTTGTTTATCAGAATCTTTAATTCGATAATCAATAACTGCACACCGTGAATGAATCGGTTCTATGATTCTATTTTTGAAGTTACAAGTGAAGATGAATGAGCAATTACTGGAGAATTTCTCCATGAAACCTCTCATTCCTGGCTGGACTGAATCGGGAGTCATGTAGTCTGCTTCATCTATGATGACTACTTTTCTACCCCCTGACATAGAAACGGCACTACAGTATTGTGTAAGCTTATTACGAAGAGTTTCAATCAATCGCCCTTCATCAGAACCATTGATAATAATATAATCGCAGTTGAGGGACTTACACAACACCATAGCAGCAGAAGTTTTTCCGACTCCGGCACTTCCACTCAGGATCAAGTTGGGTATCTTATCCTGACCTATTATTTCTCTAAAGGTACTTTTTATTTCTTCTGGTAAAATTAAATCATCAATAGTGGAAGGTCTATATTGTTCCACCCATAATATATCTTTGTTCATCTAACCTCCAAAGCTGGAAGTTGATTCTGTAGCTATCCAATATTGAAGTTTTGCACCCTGTAATGTAAAATGTGATATTCCTTTTGAGGAAATTTCAACAGCATAATCTCCAGGCACCATTTTAAAATTCTCAGTCTTGAAAACAAACCTAAATGGATAGTGAGATATTTCATCTATGACTACTTGAAAAGTATCCGTTGAATCATTATTCACATCCAGAGTTTTAATCCTAATACTGTCATTAGGATGAGGCCCACCTTCAATGGCAATCTCAGGAGTTCCAAGAACATTAGAAGCTCTCATTACCTGAGATAAAATATCTTGAGATAATGTAAACTTAACTTCTGGATCTGGAAAATTTATATTATTTTCTGGTGGAGTGACAATCATGGAAGGATCACAATAAACATAATCTGCTGAATATTTATGAGTTCCAATATTCACAGATTTTGCATTAAATTCTAATTCAGGATCATCAAATAATGATACTGCACCAAGAAAACGATTCAATTCATAAATGGCAAAATCTTTTGGAAATTCATCTTCAAGTTCTGCCTGTGCTAAAATGTTCTTTTGAACCGATACGGTTCTTAAAACACTTCCTTTTTTAATTTCAATCGACATATTAATATCGCTGAAATTCTTTAACATATTAAGTGTATGTTTACTTAGTTTCATTATTTCTCCATATTTTGATATTCTAAAACACGAGCTTCTGCTTCTTCAATTGTCTTATAGAAGCTTCCACCCAATTCTTCTTCATCTTCATATTCACGAACCAAATATTGTCCATTAGTTCTACTGCCCAACACAGGCTCGCCTTCATAAAGAATTTCAATCACCGCTTTTTTCATAATCTTTCTCATGTATTGATAATGCAATTATTGCATAGTGAATGACTTTCAATAAGTCACTCTTGTTGAATCCACCCTTCTTACCGTATCGTTGAGCATATTTGATAATATTGCCTATAGTAAACCCTAGACCATGGCCTATATCAATTATAAATTCGGTAGATTGGATTTTACCAGTTGCGTAGTGTT